CTTTACAATTACATTAAAAAAATTGTACGGAGTATACAAACTATTCAAACTATTTGTATTGATAAAATCTAAAATACGGTTGTTCACAGCAATATTCATTAAATTTTGTAGTTCAAAAGCCAATTCGTTGTTTTCATATGTCCCTTCTTCCATCATTATAATAAATGTACCATTATTTTCCAAGACAGTATTTACTATATTTACATAATCTACATTAATTTCTTGAGTGCCTTCAGTGGGATTGGCTACAGGTGCATCATAGTTAAATTGGGTGGAACTCGTTTTAACTGGAAAAAGAGTGAATTCAAATTGTAAATTATTATTGTTTGCGGAAAATGTATTGTGATCTGTTGGAAACAACCAATTGGTTAATTGTACCGTTGCAACATTTACAATGTCGGTTGGCAATAGAATTTCAAATGTAGAAGAATCTGGGTACTTTATGATATTTCTATCAGCGGATGATACTAAAATTGTCTTTCTTTGTTTATAATAAGTATTTTGATTAGGGATTAAAGGATGGTTGTCATTTTGGGTGTAGTTTAATGCAAAAGAATTTTTCATATAATAATATATTATTATATAAAATGCCTTTGGAAAAATATAACGTATTTGATTATTTCTTTAAAGCCCTAATACTTTCTTGTTGTATCGCAATGTTTATACCAGGTATATCTTCGAATCCAAACAACTTATTGTTTTGTTATTTTTTCATTGCCTTTTCGGTAATATCCTTATTCGTTACCTGGTTTTATAAAGAGGGTGACGATCCAACAAGCATTCATTATCAAACAAAGATTTTGTGGTCTATAACACCTGCGTTATTGTTTATAGTCTCAACTTTATTTGGTTGCTTTTACATTATTATGACAAACCGAGAAAATATACAAAAGGGTCACGTGAATGATTTCTATTATAAATTTAATGCAATTACGTCTGCGCTAATTATAATAGAATGTTATTTGTATGATTTATTACATAGATCAATGAATGAAACAAGTGCCGAAAAATCAGATCGAGTTTCCATAATGTATAATATCAGTATACTTGGATTTTGCTTGTTAAATATTTTTATAATAATTACCAACTCTATTGGATTGTCTAGTTTTTCAGCAGATGGATAAATTTAAATGAAAGGCCACAATGGGTAGATGTTTCCCATAAACCTGATATTTTTAATAATCTGTAATTTATTCGAATAGCTTCATCCAAATATTGTTTAATGTTTTGTTGTTTTGTTTTTTTGCTGTAATTTAATATATTTTCTTCCATATCTATAATTTTATGGATTGATTCTTGATTCAAAGAATTTAGATTTATATAAATAGTGTTTAGTGAAAAATAATGACTCGAGTAATTTATATGTCTAAAATGTCCATTTTTTATTATATTGTTTTTTACAGGATTTCCAAAATGAATATAGTCGGGGTTTAGATTATCTGGTTGTAAAATCAACATAATTGATAACAATTCTTAATTTTATATTATAAAATATTAAATAATATATGCAAGATAAAGGATGAATCATTTCGAAAGATATTTATCCAACATTGAAAATGTAAATTTACACCCAAAACTAAATAATATTATCCAAAAATTTCCCGAAAAAATAACAGATTTTAAAAATACCATTATTTTTGGTCCTCCAAACACCGGTAAGTATTCGAAATCATTGCACATTATATCTAAATATAGTCCAAGTAAATTAAAATATGAGAAAAAGGTGAATATCAACAATGATTCGAAAGAAGACATTTTTTTTTTAAAAATGAGTGATATACATTTTGAAATCGACATGTTTTTATTGGGGTGTAATTCAAAAAATTTGTGGTTCAATATATACCAACATATTACGGATATTATTTCGTTAAAAAAATCAAAACACGGTATTATATTGTGTAAGAATTTTCATCTTATCCACAATGAACTATTGGACGTATTTTACAGTTATATGCAACAAAATTTTTTAAACATAAATATTTATTTTATTTTGATAACAGAAGAAATTTCGTTCATACCTAACAATATTGTAGATTGTTGTGAAGTCATAAACGTTCCATTGCCATATAAAACAAATATTATAAAATGTGGAAAAGTCGATACTATTATTAATTACGATAAAATTGTAAATAATGTCATTGAAACAGACTTTATGAAAATGCGTACATCTCTCTATAATATATTTATTTACCAGATCAATATTTATTTTTGTTTATGGTTAATATGCAAAAAAATGAATAAAGGTAATACAAATAAATTGTTCCATTTTTTATTGACATTTTTTAACGGATATAATAATAATTACAGACACATATTTCATCTCGAATTACTTATGCACAATCTTAATACTATTAATTAAATATTTGTAAATACATTACAAATATTTTTATAATTTATGTATAATTTACATTTTTATAAGTTTAGTAGGATCCTTGTCGGGATTCAATGATTCAAAATTTAAACAGGTGGTACAGTCTTTACACTCTTGAAGAAGTGTGGGCTCATATACTTTTGAAGGTTAAAGTATGTTAGGTTCTCACCATCAGGGATCTTCAGAAGAGCAGACAACTTTGCATCAGGGTTGATGTGGCGACCATTAGTGGTGTCCTGAAGACTGTTTGCGCGGATATAGTTGTTGATTTCGCGGGTAACTTGAGTGCGTGCCATCTCAACACCATTTTCCTTACCCAAGAAGGTGGCAAGCTCCTCGCTTATTCTGGTTGGTTTTACGAAACCACTTGGCTGACGATTAGTGTTCTTCTTCTTCTTCTTTCCAGAGGTCTTTACTGCGGTCTTTAACTCACGAGTCCATCTCTTCTCAATAGATCTAAATTCGGTTTTAAGAGAAATAAGAATAGCATTTGCCTCTTGAAGCCTTGCTAGGTATCTTGCAGTCAATTCGACAAGAGTCTCCTCTTCTTCTGCGACTACAATATCATTTACAACTTCAGTTTCAGGCTCGGTTACGACAACTGGAGCCTGGACAAGCTCTGCCTTTGTCTTCTTAACTCGTGGCGCCTTTTCAACTGGAACTGGTTCCTGAACTGTTTGCTCTGGTTTGCTAGTGGTTGTCTTTGTCTTGCCCATTGTATACTATTAAATAGTATAATTTTTTAAGTTGTTTTACGCATTAATTTATTTTACTCCTTTTTCCATATAAAGTTTTTCCTATATTCCGAACTTTTGAAAAATAAAAATTTTGTAAAAATTTAAATAACCGCGAAATTTTCATATAACCAAGGCATTGCATTTGCGGCTTGAATATTAACCAGTGTCAAACAACCTAAAACATAATAACTCCCTAGACATCTACTATCCACATCTACACCAGTATAAACCATTTCTTCCATTATTTTCAATACTCTTTCTTTCAAAGTATCATCGGGATCTTCTACCAATCGATAAAAGTTTATATTTCTAAAAGGATTTCCTCGTGGGCATATTTTCTGTTGAGTTTCTCTTGTTAACTGACATCTATAAAACCAAACATCATTTAATTCACGGATAAATTTTGTAATAGCCCTGCGAGATAAGGAAGAAAACCACAAATGATTGCTATAATTTCCTAATTCATTAATTGTCTGAAACAAATCCAAACATCTGAAATCAAAACTCTTTTCCGTTATCTCGTTCTCAATTACTAAATCCAACTTAATATTTAATATTTTTGATAAAACAACCATTTTGTTGAGTTGGTTGATGGTATCTGTTCGAAATTCTTTCCGATTATATGGATTGATTGGTTTTTCCGTTTTCTTCAACAAATTATGGATCGATACAACGTCGAATCCATAAATATATTTTTTGGTTTCATCTCCAAATATCTCCTCTTCCTCGTATGAAAAAAATTGGTTTAGGTGAATTTCCTCATTTTTCTCCATTGTTAAAAAATCAGAATCATTGACACACATTCCTCTTTTGCGAATGGCTGGACCGTGACTTTTTACCCAACTTTTTACAAACCACATACGGACTGTGCTCTGTATTTTAATAGCACTTATGTTTTTTTCGATAATGGCTCGTATGTTTTCAACAAGAAGGCTTTTTTTCATAGTTGTCTTTAATTTGTATAACTTTGAAATATATTTCAGGTCTTTCAACGAATACTTTTCTAGCAAAATGTTTTTATAATTATGAATAGTCGGAATAATAATTTCACTCGGTCCCATTTCCATAATTATATAAAATATAATTCTTTGTATTGTTTTTAAGATGTAAACAATACAAATATTTTAGGGCCTTTATATATATTTTATTATTTTAAAAAAAATTGATTTAGAAAAATACCCCTAGTAATAAGTATAAATCAGGACAGAATGGCGCACATCATTAACGGTACAACTTTTGACGTCTCTCAAATTCGATATACTGCCCCTAAAGTTACAAATGTGGGTGGAAAAACAGTTGGTATCTTATCAACTGTTACGAATGGTGCTCTCAAGATTCAAACTCCACAGATGCTTAATTGGGGAGCATCTGACTATGAAGGTAATAACAAATTTGAAGTGAGCCTGCAATTTCCGAGCGAAGAATACGATACACCTGAATTACAAGCATTTAGACAGAATATGGTAAATTTCGAAAATAAAATCAAGGCCGATGCTCTCATCAATTCGAAGGCTTGGTTTGGAAAGCAACACAATAGTCCAGAAGTACTGGAAGCATTATGGACACCTATTTTAAAATTTCCAAAAGATAAAACAACAGGTGATTTCGACAAGACGAAGGCTCCTACCCTCAAAGCAAAGATCCAACAATACGAAGGCGAATGGAAAACAGAAGTTTACGATAATTTTAAAAACCGCTTGTTTCCATCTGAGACACATTTCTCACCAATCGATCTAATCAGAAAAGGGGCCAAAATCATTGCACTCATTCAATGCACTGGTCTGTGGTTTATTAGTGGAAAATTTGGCGTGACTTGGAAATTGATTCAAACAGTGGTGCCAAATGAACAGAGTGGACAACAAGGATGTCTCATTCAAATCGATGGTGTCCCTGAAAGTGTTCCTCAGCTTAAACAAGCTGTGTCCGAGAGTGCTACTCTTGTAGAGGACAGTGATGACGAAGAAAACGAAATTCCTGCTGAACAGCCTCCAGTATTAGATGGTGAAACTGCACCCCCTGTAGAACAAAAGAAGAAAAGGGTTGTGAAGAAAAAAGATCCTTGAAATTTTATATGAATGTGATTTTTACAATTATATCCGATTTATTATCATCTGTAATGTTTTGATTCTTTGAAATGCCAGCCTTTTGTAAAGTAAATAACTGTGTCTTTTTTATTTGTAATTTCTCGCAAGATATTTCAAATACTTTTTCTCCCAGTGGAACTTTTATATTATTTTCCAATAAATTTGGTGTAAATGGAATTTGTATATCGGTATAAATATTATTATCTTCGATATAACAATCGTTTAAAATGGGTACACAAAGTACAATTATTTCGCCAGTTGTTTTTTTGCCACATATTTTCTTATCAAAACAACATTCACTGTGCCATAAAGGTACTAGATATTGTTCACCTTTAAAATCCAATTTATAAATTTTGTGATCTATTAAATCATCTATAGTTGGGTGTAAAAGGAAGAAGTCGTCGTGTTTATATTTATCCAATACAATTTGTTGCATTTTTTCTAAAAATTCGTCACTAAGATAAAATATGTCCTTGTTTTTAGATACAAAGTGATAAATATCCGCACACATTTCCTTGGACATTTCTTCCATAAAAGAAAGTTCGGATATAATTTTTGGAATTGTTTTAAAAGATTCCGAAATGGAAGAAAGAAATGTATTTAATAAATCATTGTATTCGATGCTTTCTGTTTCTTCTGTTTCTATCACCGTTTTTAACAATTCATAGGCTTCATTTATCTCTTGAAATCGGTGACAAGATTCCACTGTTTTATTTTTGTCCGGATGATTTTTCAACGCAAGACGATGATATACCTTTTTTAATTTTTCGGGCGTAATTTTTCTATTTACTCCAAATATTTCAAAAGCTTTTTCAATATTCATTTGTTAAAAACAATTGAAAGGTTTATATCTTTTTTCTTTTTGTTCCAGGTTTTCGTTTTGCCCCTTTTGTCTTTTTACCATATCCGATATTTGTAGTTAAAAGTTGTTCCAATATTTTACCAGTCCGATATGGTTTAATATAAATATTTTTTTTATTTGAAATAACTGGTTCTACAGGTTTAAGTTTGCTTTCTATTTTTCCAAAACAGTTGCAAGAGAAATCATACCATTCCACATCTATTTTTTCTGGAAAAAGAGCTGTCAATAATGTAAATATTTTATAATTATCCGTTACATAAAAATAGTTCTTATTATTTCCGGTTGGATTGCTTCTAATAGTCGCCTCTATTGTTTTGTTATATGAAAAAAAGTCTGTTATACTTTTTTGCTGAGATGGTGATTGAAATACCATTTTTAATCGATCTTCACAATCAGAAATGCCACATCTATCACTTTTACCAAATAATGGTTTAATAAATGGTTGCACAATTAACGGAAATATATATGGTTCTATACATCCATTTGTTTCATTTTCTATAAATAAATAAATCCCGCCTCTGTATGGTCCATTTGCACTAGGAGTTCCATTTGTATAATCAAATTGGTCAGAAGAATATTTTTTCAACAATAATGTATCTATTGAATGTTTTGGTTGGATAAGATTGTACAATATATCTCTAAGATCCTCTTTACTTGTAAAATCAGTTAAAAATTCTCGAAAATGTCTAAGGTCTTGAGTTGAAAAATAATCATCTATATTACTTCTTTTTATCTCTGTGAAAATATTTTGTAACTCGGTATCATCGTTACTCATCCAATATCTGGTAAGGATATCCATTGTAGTTCGAGTATCTCTATGTACGGATAACATAGAAGGTAGTCCACTACTCTGAAACATAATATTGAAATTATCAGGTGGCTTTATTACACGAAACTCATATGTTTTCCTCCCTTTATTTGTACGTCTGTATCCTATTTTAACATTTGGTGCTTTTTGTGTCACAGCCACCGGTGAAGTTACTTCTATGGGTCTAGATACTTCAACTGGGATATTTGTCTCTTTTACATTTTTTTGCAGTTTTTTAGTAGTTTTTATATTAATATTATCATAAGACCCGTGTGAAAATATAACAATCATTATTTTAGAAACCGATGCCAATGACATATTATAAATATTTATTTTATTTCAAATAATGTCATTCTGGTTGTTTCTAGCAATTCTTTGTTAGTTGTATTCGAAAATAATTCTTCCATTGAATCAATATCTTGTAATAAAAAAGGGTTCATATACCAAGATTTTATAAAATAAAAAAGGCTTTGTATTTTACTTTCATCGAAAGCGATGAGATTATGACAATTTTTTTTGCAACACTCTATGAAATCGTTGTAATGATACATCAAACACATTTTTATGATGAAATAAGATAAAACATTCGATTCTTCTTTATATTTTGCAGACCCCTTTTGAACAAGTGTTTTATAATTTAAATCCATATGATGCAAAATTTTCACTGCTTGAAAAAGGGCAAATCGTCTTTCGATCTGTAATAACACATTCATTATTTCCATCACTTTTTCAAAACTATGTTGTGTCTCCAATAAGATGGAACAATACAACATATTTATTATTTCTGCCCAAAATTCTGTATATGCTTCAAACAAATTTACTTCTGAATTTACTCGGAATAATTCCAGCATTTCTTTACCAGAGTTGGAAAAATCAAGTCGGAAGCTATGTATAGATTCGTGTATCAATACTTTGAACCAATCTTCCTCTCTAAATATAGTTATTTCATTTATGTGTTCGTGGGTCGTTGAAGAACAAGTAATATCTTTGGAATTCACACCTGTATTTACACTATGCGCACCTATGGAACCCCCTTTAGGTATAAGTTTTTTAAATGGAGTCATATATAAACAAATAATCAATTCTTTTGATTTCAAACAAGTTTTACTCGAAAAATGGTCAAGTGTGCATAATACTGACATTATGTATTTCATATATTTTTCATACTTTTTGCGATCGATAGGTTGATAAACAATAAATTGAACAACAATTCTACGTCCACTCAATGAAAACTCGTATGACAATGTGTTACCTTTATTAGAATTTATAAACTTAACTATTTGGGAGGACGCATATTCAGATTCAATTGGTTTTAGAATAGAATCTGTCATTTTAAACGACGGGAGTGATGTGGTTGTTATAACTCTGTATATTTCCATCAAACTTTTTTTGGTTTTTTCATTCATATATTCTTTCAAATCTTGGAAATGAAAAATGTCAATTAATTGGATGTTTGAGAGTCTCATTTTATGTATAGAGAGAAATTACTTTGATTTGAAAAATATCATTCACGCTAAAATATATGTAAGCATATTAAAACTAATAGATGCAATTAAATGCAAAAAAGAATGATATATACTTCCGATTGTTTTATTTGTATCATAACAATATTTACAATTTGCATATCCATAGTAATATAAATAAACAATAAAGATAAACGACAATGGAAGAAACAATAAAACAAATAAGGTAATACCCGTTTTATTTTTATTCTTGAAAAGTATTCTATTTTGAGGTTTTATTGGAGTTGCTCTGGGAGTGAATCCACCCAAATATGTTTTTATCTCCTTTTGTCTGCATATTTTTTGATATGCCTTTTCAGCTGTGCTATGAAATGTTTTTTTGATTTTGCGATAATTTTTATATACAATATTTCCGTAATTATATATGGAATATAATAAAACCCCTATGATAGCTGTCTTATCTATTAGATTCAATATCAATCCTCCTTCAAGGTAATGAATGATAAGAGAAGTTATTAATAAATATACAAATAAATATGCATAGACATATTGTTTATTTATTAAATTATAATATATATTTGTTATGAATATGAAGCTTGAGTAGAAACATATTTTATTCATAGTTGTTATGAATAAAATAAAACATATAATATTACTCATTCGGTTCAGTGTTGGAATTTAATTTTTCTCGAATATGCATTAAAATACACGCTGGTTCTGGCTCCATTCCCCTTTTAAAAATAGCCAGTTTTGATCGTTTTGTTTCTAATAATAATTTTTTCAAATCAGGTAATGACCATTTGGCGAGCAATGCTTCTTGTAATATATTGTTTTTTTGCTGGCTGAATCCAATATCTTCTTTTCCTCGAAACTTTTTTACCAGTTCGATACTAGACGATAAATCACTTTTTGAATCCAATGAAAACTCTTCATATTTTCTAGGATTTGATTTATATTTACTCGCTTCGTATAAATGTAAAACACTTGCCCATTTGTGATTATTGTATACAAATGGCTCTATCCATTCGTCAGATAACTTCTTTCTCCAGTTGGGAATTTTATTTAACAGTAAATAATTTTTGATTTCTTCTTCTGGTATTTTTTCACCATTCATTTTTCCAGGTATACCATCACGTGATTTTGCGTGATAAACAAATGTAGTATTCTCGTCAAACAAGTCGTACATCCTAGCATCACATAATTGTTGTACTTTATCTATATCCATAAATTTAGGTGGGAGTTTGATTTCTTTAAATTCGGGAATATAGCTATACACTGTTTTATACTCCATACATTTTGTGGCGATCATCTGTCGTAAATCAAATGGTAATTCTTTAAATGTAAAACACCCTTTTTCTTTATAGGTGACTAATTTGTATTGAGACCCGGAATGGTCCATAATTATGTAAAAATCAGGTTCATATAAATCATCTGGATTTCGTTCGTCGATTAATTGATCTACGGTTGTCATTGAACAATTTAAAACGGATTCCATATCACCCTCATCGTAATTTTCTTTTGACAAAACAATGCATTTAATGTTTAGAGCTTTTTCGATAACACCCATTGACCACGAGTCTACAAAATAATGCGATGTTCTCAACTTTGATTTAAAATGTTTATAATTAGGAACATTTACAATAAACTTTATATCATCCATTAATGGTTGTAATGAATTGTATTGTTTATCAATATTTATTTTTTCTTCTTTTAATTCCTTTCCCTTTTTTAACATGGATATTTTAGTATCTCTATTTGTTTCAGTGCTCATTTTGTACTGTATATCTTCATAATCGTTTTTTATTTTTTTACCAGCAACTTTTAATTCATTCGATGTTTGTGAATATTGTTCATATAAATTTTTGTAATAATGAAATTGTTTTTCGGTGGAATTCTCTACCAAAATTTCTCTGAGTTTTGTAATGGTTGTTTCGTGACCTATTGTTAAAAATGCATCTCGAATTACACTAAAAAAAGAGTCACCGCTAGGATCATTATCTTTAACAGAATAGTTGTCATTTTTAAAAAAGCATTGAATCCAAGATTTGCCATTTTTATCAAATGAATGGCGTAATTTTTTGGCCATTGAAGTTTCTTCTGGTAAGTAACTTATTTCTTTATCGACAAGAGAAAAATATTT